AATTCTTGAAATTTAGTGCGCCTGCAACGCAAAGTTAATGTTATTTATAATATTACTTCGGTATGGGCGCAGTTGTTTTACAATAATTAATGAATTAAATGGTTAAATTGCGACCCTCGGCGAGGGTCTGTTTTAGGCGATATAAAGGCACACCTTTGTGTTAAAGATGTGCCTTTACGGGGTTAATATAACGATTGTGGATACATCGCTTCTCCGTAAAGAGACCCCATACTTTCTATTTGATTATTCGCGTCAAGAACAACCGTACCATATCTTACCGTATCGTAATAAAACATACTATACTGGATAACATAAAAATAGATTTTGGGGGCCAAATAAACATAATAAAAGGTAGATGGGGTTGATTGAGCCAGATCCTGTCTTGTGCAAGATGCCGTATTGTAGCTAAAAAAGTCTTTTCTCCACATTTGACCACCATATTTAAACGCATATTGCGCCAAATAGGATTTTCCTGCCAAAGCGTGAGTCTTGACGCACGGAGTGTCAATAGCCTTATTAAATTTAGCCTTAACAGTTTTCTCTTCCGTCCAACGGTCTTTGTATGTAATGGTAACAGTTAGAGCGTCATTTGTTATATCGTTTACAACATATTTTGTTGTATTTGCGAAATAAGTGTTGTGTACAAGGATTGTGTCACCATTGATTGTATAGTCGCCATCATCAATAAACGTATTAGATAATAGCGCAGAGTTATATCCGTTTGCCGAGAATGACACAAAACAATCGCTGCCATTTCTCCACACTCCTACAATATTGCCATTTTTTATTTTATAGGACGGGGTTTGAGGAACGGTACTACCGCTATCATCATCATCACCACACGCAGATAACATAAATATGGATGCTACAAACGCAAAGACTGGAAGCATAGAAAATCTCTTTTTCATAATTCTGTTATTTTGTTTATAATAGGGTTTAATTGGTGGCAGGGGTAAACCTGCCGTTTTGACTAATTGTCGGATGTTGGAGGTATGAGCAAACTTGCGTCTACTTTGGCGAACTCAATGATATTGTATATGTTCAACCATTGATAGGCGAAGTCCTTGAGGGGTGTACCCTCCTCTATCGCCATTTTCACCAAATCGAAGTCGTCAGGACACAGGTCTTCGTATATTCCGTATGGGGACAATGCGTCGGAGTAGTCTATTTCAAGCCACTCCAAACGAGTCAGAAACTTGTCGTAGGTATCAATCTTTCCGTTGGCGGCATTGATATAGAGGTCGTAGACCCGCTTTGCGAAGTCCTTACGGATGTCATCCACATTCTCCTGTTTCTTGTTGTTGGGCATTTCATATCGCTTGACCGTGTTGCGTAGGGCTTTTATGATTTAGACGAGAGTGACGGTGTAGGAGTCGTGTTTCAGTCGCTGATGTTTACGACTGACGACAAAACCTGCCATCTTGAGGAGGGCTACGGCATTAGTGACGTAGGGTTCGTCAACAATGATATACGGAAAGACGACGTATTCTTCGAAACCTCCGAAATACCCACCGAGGAAGCGTGGAAATATGTACTTGTCGAACCCTGGGCCTAAATAATCATTGTATATGCCTTCGGTGCTTGCTGCAAAGCCACAAGCGGGTGCTCCCTCGTAGTCGAGGAAGCGGACTGAAATGATACTGAGTCTTGCCGACACATCGTTCTTCTGGAAGAACTCCACGACTGCGTTCTGAAATCCCGCCGTGTCGAACGGTGGCGCTTTGAACCCTTTCTCCTTGAGAATGTCCTGCGCTCTTACAAATTTTGTTACTGCCATAATTTTATCTATTTTATTGGTTAATAGCGACCTCTACAATACGAGGTCGTTAAGGCAAACGTTGCTGATTGGTTTGTGATTGGTTTGCGATTGGTTTATAATGCAAAGGTAGCGTTTTTGTCGCTATTTCACGAATAAATGCTGTACTTTTTAAAGTAATGACGTGCCTGTAGCCGTGTTGCGTGACTGTAAGGATTTGATATGTACCGGCTGAGAAATCGGCAGGGAGCCAGGTGTCAACCTGGTGGACGGCGGATGATACGAAGCCGGTATCATTAAAGTCGGCTGCACGGCACGTCACAAGGAACCGCAAAATTCCATTGGTTGTATTGTGGGCACGATTGGAGACGGGTGCATTGCTGTAGGTGTTTGATTTAGCCCAGTAGTGGGGCTGGGTGCGCCGGTTGTTGCAACCGGCACAAACCCAGCCCTTATGTACTGGGATATAAACGTTGTCTCCCCATCGTGCCCGATTTAGGCTTGCAATAGTTTGTCTTCCACAAGGAGCGTGGCGCATGGCTGTAAGATTTTGGTCGAACTCAAGCAAGCACGCGGCGAGCGAGATGGTGATAACCATCCAAGCGCCGCGTGTAAGCTTGGTGTAGCAAATTTGAAACAGTCGTGAGATCACGAGTCCACTCGCGTCAGTGGGAAGACTCGTGATCATCACTACTGTTGAAATAAATATGGTCTTCCGGCACGCCTTTTTAGGCTGCGCTGCCGTAGGTTAGCTCATGGAGCAAAAGAAGTCGTCAGATGTGAAACACACGTCTCCGTACTCCTCTTCCACCTGCTCGTCAGACACAAGCTCGTCAGCAATGGCAAGCTCTCCGTATGACGGCTCGTAGCCGAGGATGGCTTCAAGCATGGTGGACTTTAACTCTACAAGTTATTCTCTCGATAGTTCTGATACATACATAATTCTTAAAGTTTTGGTTATTGGTAGGGAGATTGCTCTCCCCGTTTGGCTTAGTCTATGTGCTGATAAGTCTCACCATTCTCTTTCTCGTAATCGGCATAGAATTCCTGGTCATCTTCTGTCTCTACTGTTTCTCCGCAGAAATCGTCGTTATCGAGAATAATATCGCTATTATCATAGGCATCATGCACTTTCTGTAAAGCCTCTATCTCGCTCTCAGCGTCAACACTCACTACCTTGTTTAAAGTCTCTGTGACTGATACATAATATTTCTTCATAATTCTTAAAAATTGGTTAATATTGTTCCGTTGTCGGTGTCGCTCCGATTGTGGTTTCTTTCCCCAACGGATAAGCCATGTTACTCTGACTCCTTGTAGTAGCAGCGCACTTCGCCCGCCTCCTTTGCGAGGAGAGGGAGTATCTTCAGTGCGTTCTTGTTGCATACGTTCAGCTCGATGCTCACCACCTCGTCGTAGAACATCTTGAACTCGTTCTCTTTAATGATGCCCAGGTGTCTTTCGTCCGTAATGAAATTGTAGAGCTGGTATAAGTCTTTATCCTCACTGATGAATATCGCAAGAGCGTTGCCGCCGTAGATGCCAATCTCGTACTTCCTCTCGTCCTGACGGATGATTGCCTTGCCCATCTTGTCAGTCCATTTCCATTGTAATGCCATAATTCTTCTGTTTGTTGGTTAATTGCATCCGCATTTCTGCGGACTTTTTAGACAGGAGACGCTCTGAAACCGAAAATATAGCCATTGTCACGCATTTCACGTGCGTACTCCAACGCCTCTTTTCTCGAACTGAATATCTGCGGAGTCATACAATAACCCCATGAAGTCCACATCTCCAATTTTGTTCTGATTGACTTTCCCATAATTCTGTAATCTGTTAGTTAGTTGCACCTCCCCGAAGGGAGGCGGTTTAGGCGGTAACGCGCTGCCCTTCGAGCCTATAGGCAATATCCGAAAGAAAGCCCTGGAAATTGTACTTGATGCCGAACGTTCCGAAGGCGTCAAAATACCAATCCATGAGATACGCCCTGTCCTCGTCAGCCTGCTTGCTGTCTTCCGCTGCATCCAAACGTGCAACCATTTGAGGGAACAGACGGAAGTAGTCGTCGCCGGCATACTCCGAAGACCAACGTGTGCCCGTGATGTGAGCGGGATAGTCACCTTCGATGTCGGCGAAATTGCCGACCATGTGATGATTTTGCATGTGGAGGTATTCTTTCATATCTCTGTTTGCTTTCTTGGTAAAATCCCAAGCGAGAGATTGAATATTGAAACCCTCGAAATCGGCAAGGTATTCCTCTATGTCCTCAGAGTTCTCGTAGTCTTCCAAACACTCGCGATAAAGAGCCTCTATCGCTTTGGCAAAATTCTTGACACTGATGTAGTCGGCTACCTTTTCGGTAATCTCGCCCTTGTGCATCCAATACTCTACAATATTCTTTTCCATAATTCTTGTTTTTTAATGGTTGATGGTGCCACGCACAAAGGCGTGGCGGTTTTCAGGCTGCTCCGTAAGTCCTTTTTTAGGCTGTTTCGGAATCGACGTAGCTGCGTGCCGTATCGTAAATCTCGGCAATCTGTTTTTTATCAATACGATAGTAGCCCTTAATATTGTCCGAAAATTCTTCGAGCGTAAGCTTCGGGTCGTTATAGAGGGACTCGCAACAATATTCGAGACACTCGTCGTAATCCCAACACGTGCAGTAACGCTCCCAATAGTTGTCGCTGCCATAGCTGGCACAGCCGCATTCTTCGTCAGGTTCGTAAGGATAGACAGACGTGCAATGCTCGATGAGGTGACAGACAAAGCTGTAACACTTCTGGACGTCCTCGATAACTGTGAACTCATGGTCGGTGTGCGGTTCGTAATAACCGCAGGACATATTGATACACGATACGGTGACACCGTTTCTGCGCAATGCCTCGACATCGGTCATAAGACCCGTGCTGACGGCGTAGCCGTAGCTTGTGCAGTCGGCGTCCTTGATGAACTCGTCAGAACAGATATTATCAAAGGAAATGCTTGTGACCATATCGCTGTTGCCGCGACGGTCTATCTGAGCACAGAAGCGACAATCGCTGAAGAAGCTGATGTCGGCGGCGCTTGAGCCTACGCATCCAATCTCTTCGCCCACGAAGAACGCACACTTGAGAACGTCGTAACGCTCAAGGCATTGCAGGGCGATGAATATGCCGTTCTTGTCATCAGCACCGAGACCGCACTGCTTGCGGACTTTTGGCGAGTAGCCAAAGATGACTCCTTGGCTCTCAACGCACACGAAGTCCTTGGGATGAAGATGCTGCACCTGGTCCATGTGTGCGCACAGGCAAGGATAGCTCTCTGCTTCGCCTTTGGTGACGAAGAGATTGCCGTACTCGTCCTGTGTGACAATGGCTGAGGGGACAGTGTTCTTGATGTGCTTCTTGATGAAACGACACATGCGCTTTTCTTCGTCACTTGGCGAGAATACGCAATAAAGACTCTTGAGCAGGTCAAAATTCAATTCTTTCATAATTCTATTGTTTTTTAATCTAAATTGGTTGTACTTGGAAGGCAGGAGGAGGAGGAAGGTCCTCCCGCCTTAGTTTTAGGCTACACTAACAAGAGCATGTTGTTTTTTGTACTCGGCTTCGGCTTTGTTGGCACACTCCTCGGAACAATAGTATTCGCCGGTGATGTCTGAATACCATTCGTCGCCATAGTTGCCGGGATACCATTCGCCGCATTCGGCGCATTTGGAGTCTTTTTCGCTGTCAAGCCATGAATCGGCGATGCTGCTCCATACGGCATTGTCCTCATGGATATATCCGTTATGGTAATCAGACCATTTGCAGTCTGATTCGAGCTGATATTCGCCGTCAATGTCCTCTACGCAGTCGTCAAGGAGGCGATATTCCTCCTCTTTTTCCACATAGCAGCATTCGTCGTCAAGCAGATAAGCGTCCTCGTAGTCAGACCAGTTCCAGCGGTAGTCTTCGCTTGCGCGACTTCCGTTGATCTGAATGCGTCTACCATGATATATGGCGTCTTCGCTTTGCCCGCTATACATCCAATCTTCGTAGTAGTCGTCGTAAGTGCTATCGCCTTCAGGAATAATGCACTCGTTCCAATCGGAATAATTGCCATCCGACTCGAAATGTTCATCCGTGGAATCGAGTTCGTAATCGTAATGCGCAGAAGAGTTGTTGCAGGACGTGTTGTCGTTGTAGTCGTAATAGACGAACGAATCCTGATAACTGAGAACGTCGTTGTATTCGAGATTACACTCAATGTAGAGAGAAAGGTCGTGCATTGACTCACCGTTGTTTCGAACAAAATTTCTATTGTCGTGACAACTGGCGCCGACACGCTTGTAGCCGTCAATCTCGCCTGCCTTGATGAGCTTGTCAACAAGTATCTGCTTGAGGACATCGTCTTGACCGGAAGAGTATTGACGCTCGGCGAGGCGGTAATGATTGTTGTTCTCGTCCCATACGTCAGTATAGACAATGCAACGGGCGACAATCATATCGTCTTCGTCGGTGATGTAGGCAGCCTTGGCTTTTATGGCGTCACGATAGAATGTGTGATGTCCTTTGTCTGTCATGCAGCTTCCAAAGTCGCCAAAACAGCGGTCACTATCATAGATAGCCTCGAAATCGTCGTCAACATGCAGGGTGTAATCATTTCTGACACGCTGTTCTGCATAGACCTGCCAATCACGTGCGAACTCTTCGCCTATCCAGCGTTTGAGCTGTTCAGGCATATATTCGCGCGGGATGCGGCACTCTTCGATACATCTGGTGATGAACTTGCCTGCCTTCATCTTGAAGATTCTTCCACGCTCTATATTCTCGTAACGTATGGACCTGGAATCTCCGTCGGTGCATATACCATTGAGATCGTCAAGACTTAGCGTAGTGGAATAGAGAACGTAGCAGAAGTTGATATCAAAATGAATCCGATACAATGTGTCGTCATTGTCTGGGTCGTTATATACAAGGCGGCTTACCATAGACTTGGTAAAAGCCTTCAGGTCGTCCATGTTGGTGGCACGAAGGTAGTCGTAGTCATACAGGTATTTGTTGCCTGTTCTGTCGCACCACTCCTTGAAGCCGAGCCACCAGTGGAAGAGCTTTCTGTCCTTGAGGCAAGCCAAGAGAATCTTGTTCTTGCGTGACACAACGCCGTTGCCGTGCTTTACGACACCGAACAACTGCTTGAACTCGTCGTAATTCTTGAAACTCTTAATGTAAATCATATTCTATTGTTTTTAAATGGTTGATAATAGAAATCCCCACCCGTGGGAGTGAGGATTGATTTAGGCTAACCGAACATGAGCGAGTCAATCATTTTGTAGAATGTGCCCTCGTCGGTGCTGTTGTAGAGATAGTGTACAAACTTGCGTCTGTCCTCCATTCTCAAGACTCTGTAATAATGCTTGAAGTCGGAGAAATTGCCGTTTATCCACGAGTTGTGCATTATCTGCATCATTTCGTACTCGCCTGCCACCTCGTAGGACTTAGCCTGCTGCGCAAGCGTTCTGCTTCTCCTTTCGGATGCTCTTTTTGTTGCCATAATTCAGAAATTAATTTGGTTAAACGTTGTTCTGTGCAGGTAGGCTGCACAGATTTGTTGAGGCTCAATAACCACGATACAGGATTCTCTTGACAAGCGGATACTCGTAATCTCCGTCCTGTCCTACGCAATAGGTAAAGCTCGGCTTGTTGCTACGCAGCTCAACCCACAGACGAGAAAGTATGCCACATCTCTCGATTCTGCCGTACTTCATATTGTGGAATACCTCGTCGTACTTTCTTTTCTGACAGCCCAGAGCTTGACAGAAGCCGTCAGACAGCTCACGCAGAGCGCTGTCGGTAAGCTCGAATTTGACATATTCGCCATACCTGCGTTTGTATATCTCTCCGCTCAAAAAATCGCTCATTGTAAACTGCTGCGCGCCGTTTGCTCTAAGTAAGCCGGCAAGCGTCTTGTAAGTTTTCTTCTTCATAATCTTATTTTTGTTGGTTTGTAATGTAGGCGCACAAATTCAGTGCGCCCTGTTTAGGACTCTTCCACAGATAAAGGCTCACAATCTACACTTCCGACCATGTTAGCGTTGCCGTCAAGCCATGCTTTGTAAGCTATTTCTTTCGCTTCTTCCTCGTTGTCGGCTTGTACTTCCACAAAACCATAAGAGGTTTCTTTAAGGTTTACACAATATGTTTTCATAATTTTCAATTTGTTGGTTGTAGTTCCTGCGTGCAATCGTCACGCAGGATTTTAAGGCATTAGCGACGGAAACGGCTCATATCCACGCCGTAAATCTTTGCAAGGCGCAGAATACCATTGGCGATGCGCTCAAACCATGTATGTACAAACTGCGAGGTTCTTGCGTCTGTTCTGCAATAACCCCACTCCTTGCCAAGCTGTGCAATGTCGTAATCTGCAAAGGTAACACTCACAGTAGAGCACAGACCACTAATCCAGTATGTCAGTTTCTCCAGAGTAGACATTCTGCGCCTGTCGTTTTTGTAGATTTCATCGTAGAACATATCAAGCGCAAACTCAATGCGCTCCTTGTCAGACATAGACTCTACATCTACATCATCGGAAGAGATGGAGTCAAGGATGTAAGCGTACATTTTGCCGTTCACTTTGTAATCTCGTGGGTTCTTTTTCATAATCCTAAAATTTTAAATGGTTGATAAAATGAACCCGTGACAAAACGTAACGGGTTGTTTAGGCTCAATCGTGATAAGCAATGGCTACAATCTCAACAATAGCGTCGTGAAAATCATTCTCAGATTTCGGATCATTGTAGTCGGTCATACGTGCGTTGTGCATCTTGCGAGCAGCAATCTTTGCCTTGTTTATCTGATACATCAACGAACGTTCAAAATTCTTGTCGCAATTTCTGTCTCTTAGCATAATTCAATGATTTAATTGGTTTGTATGTGCCTCCGAGGATGGAGGCTTTTTAGGTCGGTTCGTCCGTGCTGTACTTGAAGGTAATATCACTGATACGCGTATCCTCGTAGTAAAAGACGGTGGTGTGTAGCTTTGTGTTAGCATCAAGGGAATTTTCGTTGACACCGGTGCAGACGATTTCAAGCCATTGGATAATCCGTGACTTGATGTCCGAGCTGAGCGGATGGTCGAGAACTTCGAGGCGTACGAAACTTGAGCCGTATCTGTAACTTATCTTGACAACGTGACGATGGATAAACCCTATCAGCACGCCGTGTCCGTCGCAGCAATACGTATTATCGTCGAAAAGATCGTCGAAGAGAACGTCGCTACATAGGTCTTTCTCGTTGATAGGGCAGGGAATTTCTGTTTTCATAATTATGTGATTTGGTTGGTTAATAGTTGGCAGCCAAACGGCTGCCAGTTTAGGCTCTGAGTGCGCGGTGTGCGTTCACAAACGCAATGCAGGCGTTGCAGGCATCCTCGTTCTCTTTAGAGGAAAGAAATACAGCCAGAGCAAACGACCCAAGCGCTTTTCCATTGGAATACTCCTCGCTGACGTGAACAAAAACGCTTATGGAATGTAAATAACCGCCAGCACTCAAGCTTACGGACAGGGCAGGGTCGCCAATCGTTGAATACTGCAACTCTTGCAATTTTTTAAACAGCTCTTTTACGTGCTGCAACTCGCTTAATTCTTCTTGTGTCATAATTCTAAAATATGATGGTTAATAGTCCGTGCGCATGATTGCGCACAGGGTTTTAGACAATGTAAGCCACGGTCAGAAATTTGCCGTCGTAACCAAGGAACTCAACGTGTGTGTAGATTTCCTGCATCTTCGCGAATACGCTCTCCATGAACAGAGAACCCTCGCACTTAATTCTTCGTGTTGCCATAATTCATTTGTTTTTATTAGTTATTTATCGTACTGCCTAATTTGCAGGCAGTTTTTTAGGCTGAATTTTTCAGAACACAAAATCCACATAAACAAGGCGTGAACCTTTGAACTCGCTCCAATAATTCACATTGTCGTACTTGTACGCCTCGAATTTTTTGGAACTTCTGTTGTACTCGTCACGCACCCAAACGGGAGCGGACTCCGAACTCGTCAAGCGGAAAAACTCGCCACGCTTGACTCTGCGCATTTCTATCTGTCTCATAATTCTGTAAGGTTGATTTATCGTACTGCCCCATATCGCAGGGCAGCATTTAGGCTGAAAGTTTCCAAGCACAATTATCGTACTAATCACTCTCCACGTTGCAGCCGAGCAGGAATTTTTCCAAGCGCAGCGTACTGCGGTATAGCTCAACGCAGAACCATCGACCATTTTTCGTACTCGTCCAGATGAACGTCACAAGAAGAGCGTAGAAAATTCCAAGCACATTCCCGATTATCGTACCGCTTACAAGCAAAACACACGGGAGCAACTGGATAATTCCAAGCACAATTATCGTACTTGAATAGATAATCTGTCTTTTCTTCATAATCTTATAATTTTATTGGTTGGTATTGTTGGCAGCGCAATGCTGCCATGATTTTGGACGCTCGCTATTATACGATTGAGTAACCAAGACACAAAGCGTAAAATACTACATAACACATGGTTGAGAAATAAATAAACTCTTTCATAATTCTTTTTTTTAATTGTTAATAAAATGGTTAATGGTGGCAGCCTGTCGGCTACCTTTTAGGCTAATCGCTCACGTTGAAGAATAACAGCTCCTCGTCCTCGAATATATCAAGGCACAAATCGGGCTTGAGACAACGGAAATAACAGAGCGTATCGCCACGCTTCTTGTACACGCCTATCCAAACGCCTGCGGGCAGCGTGCGGTTTTCGTTCGTTCCGTAAAACTTTCCTGTATTCACAGGTTCGAGGTGCATGTAGATATTCCACTGAGTGTTATCCAATCCCTCACGATTGATTGCGTCGAATACTTTGAATGTCTTTAATGTCATAATCCTAAAATTTGTTGGTTTGTAGTAGAGCAGCCGCAAAGGCTGCCCTATTTGCCTGGGACGTGCATCTTTGCACCGCGTTCATCCGAATATTACTCCGAGTAACCAGCTCGCTGAGTCACGGCTCACGCCCCGCCCTGTTTTAATGCTGTGGCTGCATCCCGATTTCTTGGCAGACATACGGGGAAACTGTATAGTTTTTATGGTGACTTCTCACCAGTATGTAAGTTCTTGCAGAGCCGTGGCGCACGTTCTCGCACGCCCTTATAGGTTGCTCACTCTATCCACCACGATAGAGGTCGATTTCCCGCGAATTTCACGCGGACGCTCTTAAAACGTTGAATATGAATTATGAATAGCTCCCAAAGTTTCAAATTTTGTAGTTCGAGAAATTCCCGTCTATTTCCTTACAGGAAAAATCTCGCTTGCAAAATCCCATAACAAAGGGCGTGACACGTCCGACACGTGCCACCATTTATTTAAATAAATCTGTAGATCGATTGCTTTTAGATTTTGGCACGTTGCGCAGAAAAAAGCACAACGAGGAACACCCACACACCACGATGAGGTATCTAAAAACGTGTGGGAAAATAAAAGACCAGAGAAAAACGGCAGGGAAAAATAAGGACACAGAAAACCGCTTGCAACTCAAAACGAACTGCAAGAAAAATTTAGGTAGGGCGGTTGTTTACCGCCCTACCTAAATACGTTCGGTGTTAGCTTATAATTTGAGCATACCGGCTAGGTACATTTGTTCGGCTTGTTCCTTTGTTATGCCGAACTTTGCAACGGCTGCATTTAACGCCCGCTCTTTGCGTGCTAACTCGTTTGAGCGTTTGGCGTATTGCTGCACAAAAGCAAATGCTTTAACAACAAAAGAATTAACCCTGTTTGTTGTGTTCATCATGTTCGGCAATTTGTCGAGAAGTCCCAAACCATATAACGAGCGGTAACAAAACCACTTTGTTGTATTTGTTTGCGCTGCAACTTCCAAGACTGCAACCGCCACCGCTTTTTTAAACGCCTTGAGCGTTTGCTTGTCGGTGTTTGCTACTCTTAGTTGGTACGCTTCGTAACGTTCTTTAGTCTTCTCGTAGTCGGTTTTTAATTGCTTGTAGCGTTCATCCGTTTCGCTTGCATCGTCTAAAATTTCTTTTAGACGGCTTGCAAGTTCTTTTGTTTCGTCTTCTGCAACCTGTTCAACCCACGGCAAGAACATTTTTGTATAACTCGGGTTTTCCTGTTCCTTTGCTAACTTCTGGGCGTTCTCAACTGTGTTGATTAACTCTGTGTTTCTGTTTTCTACTTTAGTAGCTTTCATAATTCTATATATTTAAATTGGTGAATAAATTTTAATTACTTCTAAAGTCTTTGCAACAACCAAAGAAAACCATTAATTTTGCATTGGTGAATAAATTAAGGCGTTTCGCTTTAGTTGTTGGCGGTGTAGTCTACATTGGTAGGCTGCACCGCTTTAGTGTATCACTATTTTAAAGACCGCCACACACAGGGTTATTACCTTTGCCCTGTGCGTTGTCGTGGGTGTTTCTCCCTTTTGACACTACAAAGGTACTACAATTTCCGACCAAAAACAAACATATTAACACATATAACATTGTTATAACTAACTGATTTTCAGCGTGTTACACATTTTAACAACGGTTAATTCTTATAATATGACACAATATTTGGTTAATTTATGTTTAACAAATTCAGAAACAAGCCGAATTTAAATATATTTAATGAGTCGTGAAACATTATATTTATACACTTTAGGAATTAATATAAATGTATAAAGTGCTGATTTTCAAGCGGTTACAACTTTATATAATATTAGGCAAGCGTGAAACATAAAATGTACGTTTAGCACTTTTTAACGTTATATTATTGCATATAATATAAAGAAAACAGGGTGCACCCCCCTGAGAATTGACTATTTGACGGCATAGTCACCTCTTTTAAAAATTTTTTCTTCCGATTTTTGACCTTGTGTAAACTTATGTTCTCATTTGTTAAAAATTGTAAACTTGTATATTTATGTATATTTGGTTTTATTAACTTCCTGGCGGTCGAAACTGGGAAGTGGAACGTCTCTTTGTCGCCGAATAGCTATGTATATTTATTATACACTCGATGTAGGATAAAAATGCACCAAAAACCTCGTATTTACGGGAGTTTGTGTATGATTGTAGAACTTATTTTGTACCTTCGTTTCAGAGGCATGTGAGGATAGGGGTTGAGAACCTTATCATACACTACCTACACAAACCCCGTGTTTATCGGGGATTTGGCTGCATTTGGAACCTACATTAATCGTTCATTTTCGGTTAATCGGAATTGACCGTCTCTACGGACTGGTTTTATTAGATGCAAAAGTAGTAAAATTAATTGTAAAAGTATGGGAAACGGAATGGAAAACCTCATGGAAAGACTTGAAAAAGAGTTGGAGGAGGAAAAGATGGCGACGCTTAAGCGTCGCAGATGGCGCAGGCGTTTCATGTTGTTGATGGTATTCGGAGTGATAATGTTTTCTATTTCTGCCGTAACGGCTGCATTCACCAAGTCATTGGTAGCTGGATTTATGGTACTGGGTCTTGTATGTATGCTCTCATATCCGCTTTATCAATTATATAACGAATGTGAATTATAAAGTCGGGAATTACAGAGGATAGCATGTTTAGTATGCCGATAAAAGAAGCTATAGGTTATTTTAAAATAATGGTTTAAATGAAGAAAAAAAATAAAAATAGACGAATACTCTACGGGTATCACAATTTGCGCGAGTTATCGGAAAGAGCTTTGCGAAATCTTGATGGAGCGATGGATAACGCCCATGATGTAGCCGTGATGCGCTATGTGTTGTTGCAGTTCGCTAATTGGTTCAGGACTGACTTCAAGAAACTGCCACTATTCGAGAGCAACCCGTTTGTTGACGACTGGTGTAACTGTATGGCGAGGGAGATATACCGTTATATGTCAGACATTACAAAGAAACAAGAAGGTAAAAACAAGAACAAGGTATGAAACAGGAGTTATTGAATGATTTGCAGCGTCTGCTGAAATGCCCTATACCAAAGGTGGAGTATGCCGGTGAGGGTGCTCTTCACGCATGGTACTGCGAGGCGTGTGAGTTGAAAGAGCGTATAAAATCAGGAGAGCCTATAGACATACAATGGGCGACTCGTCCTCTCAATGTGCTTGTGGTATCTGGTGACGGCACGCTGCCTGACGGAGGTCGGTATGGTTGTTGCAATTTTATGCGTCATCCACGTCAATATTACGATGCGGCAATATTCTTTCGTTACTTTGTGTTTGCCATTATTGTTTATCACAGCAATAACAACCCTACGGAGGACGACATAGCTGCCTACGAGCTTGCGCTGCGCGAGATGGAGGAGATATGGGTGCCGTTCAAAGAAAGGAGTAACAATGATTGAGAAAGAAGATATTAAGATAGGTTTAGAGTTTATTCTTCCGATCAGATTGAGAGAATACGAAGAAGAGGTGGCAAGATTTCGTCATCGTCAAATAATGGGCGAAGACCGTCCTGTATTACCGAGGTACAGGACAGATTTAGAGACTCTTGAAGGATTTAAAATCATTGCAACTGTAGGTCGTCCTTTTTTTAAGGTTGTAGATAGTCCGAGAGAGTATTTTAAGACCTCCTCTAAACCTCATCATTTAGGATCCTTTGTAAGAGTAACTTGTGACGAGATTGAAAATGAGGTATTTTACCTTTCAACTAAAGATATTGTGGAGCGTGGTGAGACATTAATATAGAAAAAGGTTGAATCAAAGAAAGGAGTAGCAACAATGATTAACAGAGAGGACATTAAGGAGGGCTTGAAGTTTAGGATGCCCAACAACAAAATCGAGCGTAAGTATCAAGTAGCGAGCTTTCGTGGTGCCACGGATATGTGTGAGTTTATCTAGTATCTGACAACGCTGAAAACTCCGCGCGGAGACAAAAATTATGTAACGCTCCAAGTACCGCTTTTCGAGGTGTGCGGCGGTCCGAAACTGATAAGCTCCGCCGACAAGAACGACCCGCATCGCGCATGGGTCAGCGAGTACATCAAGGTTCGCAGCGATGCGATCTGGAAGAAACCGTTATACATATCCCTGAGCGACGTGATGCAACACGGATTAGTTGACAATAAAACCCTAAAGGACGTGTTGCGTAATGAGCGTGAGGGCAAGTCCGCGCGGTTAATCCCAAAGAAGTGTGTAGCGTTCCGCGACATTACCAATGGTATGTACGACACCTTCAAAGCGAAGAACCACGACTACGGCAATAGCTTCTCGGAATTGTTTGCGGAGTGCGGTATGACATACGCCTACGGGCACCTGTCCGAGAAGCTAAAGCGCGTGAAGTCTCTGATGTCTGACGAGGCGAAGGTGAAGGACGAGAGTATGAGAGACTCATTGCTTGACCTTGCGAACTATGCGATACTTACAATCATGGAACTTGACAAAACAAGTATGCCGAAAAATGCTCAGGCTGAGGAGAAGTACGACTGGTATGGGTCGCCTGCGAATATCGAACGGATATTACAAAGAGAGTTCAACAATGAAATGCAGAAAAATGACTAAGGACTGGAGCGGAAACGGCAAGAGCACCTTCATAACAATCGGTGCGAGCAATCACACGGACAAGGAGCGTGAGGAGCACGACTTCTACGCCACATCGCCCGAGGCTATAGACAAGCTCTTAAAGCACTTCTCTTTGCCGAAGAAGATATGGGAGTGCGCTTGTGGTACTGGATGCTTGTCAGAGCGTCTTGTTGAGTTCGGGCACGATGTCGTGAGCACCGACCTTATAGACCGAGGCTACGGCGGTGTGCAGGACTTCTTCAAGGCAGACACGATGCCCGACGGCTGCGAGTGCATACTGACCAACCCACCCTACAAGTACGCATTCGAGTTCATACAGCACTCGCTTGACTTGCTTCCCGACGGAGGTTTGTGTGTGATGTTTCTCAAGACAACATTCCTGGAGGGTCAGAAACGCTACGAGAGGCTCTATAAGAACACGCCGCCTAAGTACGTACTGCAATTCTCAAAGAGAGTGTTGTGCGCAAAGAACGGCAAGTTCGCTGCAATGCGAAATGGCGGCGGCAGTGCAGTCAGCTACGCATGGTTTGTATGGGAGAAAGGTTACAACGGAGAAACAACCGTAAAATGGATATGAGCAAAAACAGATACCACAACAAAGCACCCTACTCCACCCTGCATCCCGACGCAAGGCACTGGACTCGCAAGGGGAACTCGTGGAAGCAGAAGGTTGGCTACGATACCGAGGATGAGGCATGGGAGTTTCTTGAGCAGGACCCGAAGCTGAAAACAATGGGAGAACGTCCGTATTTCTGCGAACTGTGCTCTAAGTGGCATATCGGAAGGTTGCACAAATAAATATTGAGGATATGAACGTGAAAAGATGGTTGAATGACTGGAGTGCAGAAATGTGTTTTTTATCACTTTTTGCCTTAGCGGTTTTAATCTTTGGTTTTGTTATTTGGCAAAGTGAAAAATACAAGAACGGCGGATTTGTTAAAGACGATACGGTATGGTATTCTGCAACCATTGTTATCCATTACCCTGACAAAGCGGATAGCATAAACATCCGTACATGCAGGGTTCCGTATGTTCGTGTCGGGAGAGGGTGGAATAGCTTGAACTATACAGATCCGTTAGGGTATCATTATATCAAATCTATTGCGCCAATAGAAATAGTTGAAATAGTTAAAATAAAATAGTTGGGATATGAAGAAGTTTTTATTATTTGCATTAGTTGCGGTGGTGTCGCTATTGGCATCGTGTAGCAGGAGTCAGAGATTCCAAGGAGGCAATCGTAAGTTGTACGACACTATTACGGTTTACTCTGTCGATAAAATCGTAGAAACGTCTGGTAACAAAGAGTCGTTTGGTACAGAGACATATTATCTTGTGGCTACAGATAAGGGAGCGTATCGTATAGATTTGTATGGAGTCTGGGGTAATGCCCAACTCGTTGGAGTTATAAAACAGGGTAGGACATATATCGTTAAAACACAATGGTTTGATGCTCCAATCATTAAGGAATACAAGCGTATAACTAAGCTAATTCGTGAATTATGAAGAAGAAAGGATATTACGAATATACACCGCAGATTTACCCAAGGAAACTTTGGGTGATGTACAATACGTCGGAAGAAGAAATAGACAAATGCTTTGCTAACATGAAAGGCGAACCTCTTGTTCACAACGGCGAGCCTATGAGCGAAGGAAACTACGGAGGTATGGTTTATGACGAATGTATGAGTAAAGCAGGGAAATACTTCGGTAATCTCGTTGTCTTTCCAAAGAAGAGCGATATGACTATGAAAAATATCTGCCATGAGGCTTATCATGTTCTATCGTCTATCAACGATGCGTGCGATTTGGAAAGGGTGTATAACGGCAGAAATGAGCACCAGGCATACCTTATGGGTTGGATATGTAATTGCATCAACAACGCTCGTTTGGGTATTGGAGATTTCATTGAACTAAAAGACAAGGAGGAATAGCTTATGTTTTTGGGATTTGAAAACTATCGCGACATTGATGTGCTAAAAGGAAAAACACTCGTTGAGGTCGAGAGAAGCCATTATGACTCAAACGATGCTTTGTTTTTCAAAACCGCTGATGGAGAATTTTACATTATGACGCACAATCAAGACTGTTGCGAGAATGTATATATAGATGATATTTGCGGCGATTTCGCTGATTTACTGAATGAGGAAATACTGACAGCGGAAGAGTTAAACAACGACTATCCTGTAGATGAAGAATGTATTGAAGATACTTATACTTGGACATTTTATCATTTAGCAACGTTCCATGGGGATGTCACTATTCGATGGTTTGGAACAAGTAACGGCTATTACTCCGAGAGTGCGGAATTTTACAAAATTAGTGAGGAAGATTATAATGTTCATGCAAAAAATAAATAGCTTATGATCGAGAAGTCAAAGATAAAAAGGGGATTGGTATTCTGGAACGGCTGCGAGACCGTTGTGCAAATTCCAGATAGCATACTCCGTATAAATACCCCCGGGGGTTTGATGATGATAGACAAGATTGTGGAGAACAAATTTGTTCTGTGCTCTATTTGTAACGAGGAATTGTTCGGTGCTCAAACGGCTCTTACTGTTGATTACATTGAGAAACATACAACAGAAATTACGCTTGAGGATGCCGACTGGCAGGAGATGGTAGATTTGTGCAACGCTATCGCTTTTGAAAAGACCAAGGATCACGACTGGTCTGCAAAAGTTCCTGACAGCTTAAAAGAGCGTGTAAACAACTTTCTTTGCCGTGATTTCTATCAAAAATACAACATAAAGGAGGATAGCGTATGATTAAGAAAGGAGATGAACGCAAGGAGCATTATAAATGCAAAAACTGCGCGATGTTCGCAGACGAGGATGCAGACAGCGCACCCTATTGCCTCGCCAAAGACCTCTACACGTTCGTAATGGGCGAAGATGAGGCTTGTGAGGAGTTTGTAAAGTGGAACGGTAAGAAATAATAAACAAAAACAAAATGGAAAGAGAGAAGATAGTAATAGAACTTTGTGGCGGCAGGATGCCTGAAAAGGCACACGATGCCGATGCAGCGTATGATGTGTTCACCAAGGAAGACGTAAAAGTGCTCGACTATGAGCACTATGCAATACCGCTCGGCTTCAAAATACAACTACCCAAACACCTTGCAGCGGTTATACAACCAAGAAGCGGCATGTCCTCAATAGGAATGTATGCCCAAGAACTGTACAAAGACGGATTTACTAAAGAGGTGCGAATTGATGCCGATGTTAAACTTGGCTTGATAGATAGCGGCTATACCGGCGAGGTGAAAGCAATCGTGAAAACCTTTGGAATAGGCGGTTATCTGTCAAAGAAAATTATTATCCCAGCCGGCACCAAGATAGCACAGATGCGCATTGTGGAAATACCGAACACGGAACTTGTGAGTGGTGTCATCAAAAAAGAAGAAAATGATGACAAGGAAAATGACGACAAGAAGCGTGGCGACAACGGTTTTAATTCATCGGGAGTAAAATAATATGGCAAGCAAGACATACATCGGCATAGACCCTGGCTCAAAGGGTTTCATAGCAGTAATGCACCCTGACGGCACGCGCGAGTATTGCTCCTTACAGGATTGCGACTATCACGACATTGCGATATTTCTGAAAAACATCAAGACGGTGTGCGAGGAAAATTGCGTGTGCTGTATGGAGGAGATACACGCCATCTTCGGTTCGTCGGCAAAGTCCACATTCTCGTTCGGAGAAACGTTCGGAGTACTGCAAGGTCTGTTGATTGCGCTTGAGATACCCTATCATCTTGTACCTCCGAAGACTTGGCAGAAGGAGATTTGGATAAGTCACGATAAGGTTATCAAGAGTTACTGCGGAAAGAAAAGCACGGACAACAAGGCGACATCCATCAACGCCGCAAGACGATTGTTTCCGACCGAAGATTTTAGACGTACAAGCAAGTGCAAGAACGTAGACGATAACAAGTGCGATGCAACGCTGATATGCGAATACGGGCGAAGGAAATGCCTTTAAAGAAGATAAAACATTGTTTAACTAAATAAGTATAGATATGGATTTTGGAAAGAAGTTATATTGCGGCAATTTTGTGGTTACAAAGAAGTCGCGCAGTCTAAGTAAGCAGGAGTTGAAGGAACTCCGCGACAAGGAAGGTATCCGTGAGGATGTCCGCAAGCATCTGACACGAGGCTCGCTTCCGTACATTTGCGTCGAAACGGTCGGCGGCGGATGGAAGGTGGAGTTTGGCATCGGCACGACGATGTTCGAAGCAATCGACGCGCTCGGCATGGTTCGTGACGAGAAAGGCGATTGGCGCACTCACGGAACGGAAGGCAAGAACGCAGAGGCTATCTTTACCGGCATGTTCGTTGATACTACCGTCGTTGGTGATGCGGAGTATCAGACAGCAAAGATGAAAGCCATGAGCGAGTATATAGAACGAAACACAAAGCATGACAACGAACAGCTATGGGTGGAAAAGTAGAGAAGCTTTCGGCTAAGATGAAGTCGCAGGCAGTCGGCTTGGGTCTGTGCCAGCAATGGACTGACGAATGGGCCGACGGCACGTCGAAAGACGAGCTTGTCGAGAAGTTTGTCAGAGGCATTGACTTCTGCATAGAACACAACTTTCCGTCATGCGAAGTGATACGGAAGGAGTTCGGAGATGTCATTCACGACCACGGCGTGTACGTGGACGAGAACGTGATTGCGGACGACAAGCCGACGGTGATATTAAACGGAGAGTGCGTCGCAGGACTGACCTACTCCGGCAAGAGCTGCGGCGACATATATGTAAGGCATGACTGCGAGGCGACTGTATTTGTAAACGGCCTTGCGAGAGCGTTTATCAACATGTACGACAATGCGGAGGTGGAAGTGTATTGCGAAGAGGGTGCAAAGGCTTTCGTCTATCTGCACGGCGGCAGGGTCAGAAAGACGCGAGGTGATGTCACAATTAGAGAAAAACACAAGGAGAAGGAAGAATGAAAAGAAGTAGTGGTGAGGCGATAGATTCGCTGTACGGGCAGTTGAAGGCGTTGAGTGCAGACGCGAAGTACGGCTTCGGTATGTACAGAACCGACTGGGGCAAGGTGAACAGCGAGAGCTGGAACAGGCTCCTGGTAGGCTTCTGCAAGAGTATCAGAGAGCTTGCCAAGGACTGCCCTGTAAAATATTTTGCAGGAGCGTTCTATACGTTCAACGGAAAGATATACGAGGTGGTGGAGCCGATTGTTGTGGAGCAGGCTTACCAGTTGCTTATGGAGGACTTGTTCATAGCACCCGTGCTCGGTCGTTCCACAATCAGAAAGGAGTCGTTCATCGACACCATCAAGAACTACAATGTGCTTGTTCCGCAGTTCGATGTTGTGGCTTTCGCCAACGGTGTCGTTGACTTCGGCCTTGCGCGTGTGGCTCCTACGGCGATGCCGTTCTCTCCGCATTATCATGTGACTTACTATCATCCGTACAACTTCGATCCGAAAGCGAAGTGCAAGAAATGGGAGAGATTTCTGCTTGATGTGCTGCCAGACAAGGACTCGCGTGACATCTTGCAGATGTTCATGGGTCTCGGCTTGGTGCAGCGCGGTGACGCATACAATCCGTATGAAGGTAAAATGTCCGACAAAATAGAGCTGTGCCTTATGCTTATCGGTAGCGGAGCAAACGGAAAGAGTGTGATATTTGAGGTTATGTGCGCCCTGTTCGGCAAAGACCGCATATCAAAAATGGACTATGCGGAACTTACCGCTGACGGTGACGAGGGCATGAGAGGGCGCTACCCTATCCGTAACGCCATCTTCAACTGGTCTTCCGACTCCGACCCGAAGAAGTTCGGACGCAAGAATACTGGTATGTTCAAGAGGCTTGTGAGCGGAGAGCCCGTACCGTACAGAAAGCTGGGCGAGAACGTACTGGAGTCAAAGAGCCTTCCATACCTCATCTTCAATCTCAACGAGCTTCCGTTCCCCGAGGATGTCACGCTCGGCTTTATCAGACGCTTGCAGTATGTCAGCTTCGACGTTACAATCCCCAAGGAGAAGCAGAATCCGCGTCTTGCGGCGGAGATTATCAAGGAGGAGCTTTCAGGTGTGTTCAACTGGGTTCTTAAAGGCGAGCGTATGTTGAGAGAGCGTAAGTTTCAGTTTCCGTCTGCGGAAGGTTCGCGCAAGCAGCTCATTCTTTCATATCTCGGCACACAGCCCGTGCTGGCATGGCTAAAGGCGTATGAGATACGCTGTGACAAGGGAACGAAGGGCGAGATACCAGTTTGGATAAACGCTAAGACGCTGTATGACAGCTTCAGACAGTTCTGTGAGGATAACAATCTTGAGGAAAAGGAGATACCGTCACAGCAGAAGTTTGGCAGAGTGATGTGGAACTCCTGCAAGTTCTACAAGAAGCGCACGCCAAGCGGAGTTATCTACGAGACATACGGCATCACGGAAGCAGACCTTGCGGAGCACTTCCTCATATCCAACATGAAGAGCGCGGAAGAGACGCAGGAATACAGCTTTATCAAGGACGACCTGCCTGCAAAGAAAGAAGAGTAAACAGAGATAGTTATGGAAGAGTGTATCATTAAAATCATCGAAGATAAGTATGCTCTCGAAATGGGCCTGCGTATCATCATGGAGACGGCAGAAAGAAAGGCACTTCCAGAAGAGGTTTTTCTGCCGACCTTCAATGACAGTTTGATTGAAGAAACGTTTGTGGCAACGCTTGAAAAGGTTGCCGGCAAGAAGTACAAGTAGAAACAGAAATAGCCTTGCAGCAAAGAAATTACTGCGAGGCTATTTCTGTATTTATTTATCTTTCTTGTTTTTATAAAGAAGGCAATTTTTACACGAAGTTGGATAGTTGACTGGTAAATGGAAGTGAATCGTATTGTTCTCCACATCTATCTCATCCTGCTTGATTTTGTTATAGTCCGCCTCAAGCGACACAATCTTCAGCCAGTCAGGAGAGCCTTTCTTGGCTTTCTTTTCAGCAGCTACCAGCTTGCGCAGGATGGATTCCTTTGAAGTCTCCTTTGCAAGTTCCTCCGCGGTTATCTCGTCGTTCTTCGGCGAGTTTGTGCCCTGTACATCCGCAATGCGCGCCTGAACTGAGTCGAGTGCTTCGAGCTTCTCAATCTCGCGAAGCAGTTCAGCTTTGGCCCAGTTTAGGCCCTGGCCTTGGAAAGCTACATTCCAAGCGTCGCCTTTACCCCAACCTGCCGCACGCAGGTCGGCATATATAAGATATGAAATATCCGCCATGTTGTACTGCTTTTTCAACTTGTACATATAGGCTGATAATGTGTATTCTGACATAATTACTCCTCCTCTTTTTCGTAAACAAATTTAACATAGCAAAAGCACCGGTAGTGCAGCGGTGGAAACGGATCTCCGAAGTGGTGCAGATACGTCGTCTCATCATCGCAGTGCGCGCATGGATACGAACTTCCTCGAAAGATGTAGTAGCCTATCGCCCCGTGCTCCTTGCCGTACTGCTGTTCGGCTCTGCCCCATGCGACGGCGACCATTTGCCGCGCGTTGCGGACGATGTTCTGATACGCCGAATGAAATATGCCCTTGCCGTATGAAGGCGTGGCGATGTTTATATCCTCCTTTCTTGCCTTCGTGATTACGGATGTGGTGTACGGATCTTTATATCCAGTACGTATCGCGGACAGAAGCTGCGAGTCGGTGTATTTCATCAATACGCCCGCCTTGCACATACGCACCATGTCCTCCGCAAAGTTTTTCAGATAACTGGTGGTTCGCTCCATTGATGTCCTGCCGAACACCTTTGACACAAGAAAGGCTTCCGTGCTCTCCGTGCCGATATTCAATATCGAGCACGCGGTCTTTGCGCAGACGGCGATGTCACTTTCTATTCCGTCAGCAACGCCTAACGCAATGCGCTGTGAGGCCGCAATAAACCCATTCTCGTTTGTCAGTGTCGCTCCCCTCCTATATTTGGAAGCGAGCGACGCTATCTCACGGGCAACTTTAAACAGTCGCTTCTGTACGCGCGACTCGCAGGCTATCTGCGCTTTGGTTCTATTAAGTGCGTATTCCTGTGACTCCATGAATTACTTTCTTAGATTCTTATCCCAGTTATTGCGTCCAGGATAATTGCCGTTCTCGTCCCATGCCTTGTCAGACCTCTTCGGTCTGCCTTTTTTGCCGCGACCTGTGTTGATGTCGTCGCCAGGCTGCTGATTGTTAATTTTTGCAAGTGCTTCCTCCTGCTCGATGTTGTTCTCGACCTGCGCCTCCTGGCGTTGGATGTCGATGAGCAAGTCCTGCTGGTCTTCCTCTTTCTGCTCGCGCATGATACGAGTAAACTCGTCGTTCTTCGAGAACTTGGAATTGCGCTCAGAAGCAGTCTGCTTCGAGAGGAATTTGTTCTGAACCGCAGTGGCCAGGTTAGTGATAAGCTCAGTGTCGTTCTGATGGATATAGCTCTCAATCCACGCATTGACCGGCAGTGCAACCATTGAGGCCATACAGTTGTTCTCCGTTCCGATGCCAAACTTAGTTATACGCACCAACTGGTCGAGGAACGGCTGCAATCTCTGTGCGTCATTCATGGCAGCTTCGAGGGCTGGAGAATACAGCAGCTTGATTGCAACGCCCGGCAGGTCTCCCGATTTGAGTTCGGGCGGCTTCACGGTAAACGAAAGCTCGTAGATGAGGTCATAAGACTTGTTGAGCTGTGTAGCGAAGGCGTTTGACGCGTCCGTGCCATTGAGGAACTCCGCCTTGCCGTCCGTGTCGGTAATCATAATCGTCTTAGCAGCGCCGTTCGTATCGCCCTTTATCTCTATCTCATCCCCCTCGCCGGTAAGCGTGAGTATCGGGAAGGCGTACGCCTTGTTGTTCTCGCAGAGATACGAGAACGCCTCCTCATAATCCTCGATATTGCGCTGTACGGCAGACCAGCAAGGGCCGTCCTCGTTGCGGGCGTATGACACAGGTATGAACGGGAAGCCGTGTCGTTTCTCTTCGACGCAGGCATATTCGGACGCACCGAAGATAGACGCGACCTTTCTAAAGGCATTTCTCGCAGTGCCTCCCGACAGGTCTTTCTTGAAGCGGTAGAACTTTTCCTTGTCCCATGCTTCAACCCACTCGATGCGCTCCTCTCCTTCCTCGTCATAGTCCACATACTTGCGTGCAAACGCAATCAGTTCGCCGGTAAGCGGGTCGTATCTCGGAAACAGCGTGTCGCCACGGTCGAACGAGAGTGTTCTCGTTCCGAATTTGCCGTCGCCGTCGAAATAGCCTACAATGGCACAGTCTGCAACCTTCATGTATGCAGATACCGCCTCGAAGAAGCGTATCTCCATATCGTGCATGAGCCAGCCCTTCTTGTATTTCGTGAGCAGCTCTTGTAGTTTCTCTTCGCTACCTTCTTCGGTTCCCTCCGCAAGCTCGAACTGAATATCGTTGCCAGTCACATGAAGAACGTGCTTGGTGTAAATAACCTGCTGAAAGGCAAACGCGGTGCGCTGAATTTTCTGCACGCACCAAAGTCCCGTTTCCGGGTTCTTCTTCCAGATGTCGGGATATTGCTGCGGGTCGCAAATCCTGTGTCCTGACGGATAGAACTCGCGCAAGAAGTCCTGCTGTGTTTTGATGTTGCGGTACAGCACATCCGCAGGCATACAAGGGTCTTCGTTCTCGGAAAACTCACGGTCTATAATTCCGTGTTTCATATAACCCTTCGGGGTTACTTCGTAAAACGGCTTTCGGACGAGCAGTTCCCGCACGTCCTTTACATTGTTCAAAGCATCCATAGTCCTTTTATCTTTTTGTGTTTCTTTTTAGTTAAGCTGAAAATCATTATATATAGCCATGACTCGAAGAAGTCGGGCGAGTGCCCTACGTACCGTTTAGCCATCTTCTTAGGCAGTAGCTTGAAGCCTCTGTCGTCGCTGTTGTCGTCGCGGCGCAGCATCTTTCTCTCCTTCTGTAAAATCTGACGCAGCGGCACCTTGTCAAATCCGTCTCCCGAATACTTGCGCTCAAGCAGCGAAGACTCTATCGAGATTTGTTTTTCCTTTATCATCTTGTAGAACAGGAAGGCGCATTGTGATTTAAGGTCTTTGTACAGGAACTTGATGCCCTTTTCTTCCTGGTGTGTCATAGCGACAGGTGCTGCCTGGTTGTTGAACGGTACGGCATCGGCAAAGAAACCTTTGAAATACTGACCGATACCCTGCAAGTCGTAAGTGAAGTTGCACTCCTCCACTCCCCATTCACGCAGCTTCGCCTGCACCGCAGACACGAGCGTTTGAGAGTCGAGTCGCATTACTACAAGGTCTTTGCAGTGCCATCCCTCCCACAGCCACATCACAAAGTTGTCGCCGCCGGTGAAGGCAATGTCGGCGGATGCACGCCGCACTCCATCTCCGACCTGTACGGCATTGTCGAATATTTCTTCGAGGTCTGCCATCTTTATCATGTCGTCGCCTGCGGACTTCCAGTTCCAGTTGGCTTCGAGGTCGCGCATACGTTGCTCCTCGTCCTGTTGTGCAAGGTTGGCGAGATATGATGCGTCGGTAGAGATAAGTTTGATGTTTTCCGATACGTCGGCACGAATGAATGTGGCGGATTTGATGAACATTTCGAGCTTGGTATATCCGAGTTCGGCATAGCTTTCTTTCCACAGCTTATCTATGATACCTCCGCATTGTTCGTAAACCTCCTCTCGCGTATCTCCCCAATAGATTGAGTCGGGAGTATCTCCGTCCATGAAGCAGTAGCGTATGACTCCGTCACGCTCGGGGATAATGTATCCATCCTCGTCTACCCACCAGTCTATGAATTTGCGCACCCACGACTCAGGATCAGGGTTGCACGTTATCCAGAAGCGGTTGCGGATTTGCGAGGCGTTACGGTTGTTGGTAAGCAGATACTTGAACTTCTTGTACGGACACTGGGTTCCCTCGTCGATGCACACGTATGCGAACTGACGGCCCTGGAAGCGGGTCTTGAAGTCCTGGTACGAGCCTGCGTAGTATGAGAATTTTAGCCAGCCTCCGTTGGTGAAGTTCCACGTCATATCATTCTGCGACTTGTTGTATGTGCCGAACTGCGAGAAGAGCTTGTACGAGTCCGTTACAAGCGATTGAAGGTCATCCTTCTCGTTACGCAGGATTGTTGCATGGAACTCAGGGTTCTTGATGTCTTTCAACACCTCCATGAGAGAACTAAAACTCTTACTACCTCCTCGCGAGCCTCCGACTATCTTAATATCAGCATCAATGGCAAGCATACGCTCCTGTCCGCCACGTTGAGCGATAATCTTCAACCTGTCGGGATGCTTCTTGTCTTTATCTCTTAGTGATTGAATGTACTCTTGAGTGTAAATAGGCTCTCCGTTATCCAATTTCAACCCTGAAAAACAACTTTTCTGCATATATATACAAAATATTTATGCAAATATATCGAAAATATTTGGTTAATTGTATATTTATTCATATTTTTGCGAAAGAAAAACGTATATTTATACATTAATGGTAGAAGAACTACCGGAAACCAACACTAAAACTTTTATATATGACAGTAGAAGAACTGCTTTCATTGGTGAACAAGGAGGTTGATACCACCAAGTTCAAAGCACTTAGCCAGAAAACCATTAACGAAGAACTTAATGACGTACTGGATGAATTTGGTGACGACGAGGCTGCGAACGCCAAGACAGTTACCAAGGTAGCAAACCGACTCAAGCGCATGGACGGCAATCTGCACAAGAATGTCTCTGACGAGATTAAGAAAAGCAGAGAGGAAGCCGAACGCAAGAAGAAGGAAGAGGAGGAGCGCAATGGAAAGAAGAGCGAGGAGGACAAGCCCGACGACAAGTACGACAAGCTGCTCGCAAAGCTCGAAGCCCTCGAAAAGGCAAATGAGGAGCGCGACAAGAAGGCATCAAGAGCCGCTACAATCGAAGCGGTCAGAAAGGGCTTGAAGGATAAGTTTGACAAGGCAAAGCTCGAACTTAACGATTTCTTTCTTGACACTGCAATCTCCAAACTTGAAATTCCCGACCATGATGCCGATGTAATCGACCTGGTTTCAAAGGCAGAGGGTATTTACACTACCGACTTCAAGCGTGCTACAGGCAACACTGCTATACCGCACAAGGGCAGCGGCTCTTCTTCTGGCGGCGGCAAGACAATCCGTGACGACGAGTGGGATGACATCATCGAACCGAAAGAAAAGTAAACATTTTAATTTTTAAGGTAAAAAGTTATGGATAACAACAAGGATTACTACGGACAGATGATGGCGCAGGGTGCAGTCAATGCTACTGGCGCTGTAATCTTGCAGTCAGAAATGACTATCGGCGGTCAGCGTCATGTGTTTGTTGACCTGCCTGGCGCCGTTAAGGAAGCGTTCCGTCGCCCTCCGATTGGCGGTGTCCTGAAAAACCCGTTCCCTGGCCCAGCCAAGATTTATGCCGGCGACCTCATCGAGCACAGCCTCGGTTTTGCGGACAACAGCGGCGGCACAATCAAGGTGCTCAAGAGCTATGAGGTGGCTAAGGCTACCACTGCTGCTACGGATACAGCCATCTACATCACACGCGACGGCTATCACCACATTCCGTTTGTGGGTGACAATCTCATGGTTGGCCCGAAGGACTTCAAGACAAAGGGTAAGGGTGTGCTCGTTACTGCGGTTGAAAATGACGTACAGGACGGCAAGGATGTTTGGAAAGTTACACTCGCAGAAACTCTCGGCTCCCTTACCGCCGGTACAGTTCTCGTGGAGGCGGAAAAGGCAGGCGCAACTGTTTCTGCCATGGTTACTAACCCGAACTGCTTCGCTCCATGCGACGTTGACATGCCGTTCCACGCATTGGCTGGCAGTGACAAGTTCTATGCTCCGCGCTACCTCAACGACTTCTGTCTGCTCGGCACTGACGTGGTTATGTGGAAGTCACGCATGAGCCCAATTCCGCCAGCTGTAGAGGCGATGAACAAGAGCCGCTACGCAGAGTGGTGGTACGCAGAGAACTAATCGGAAAAACATACAACACAAAAACGAAAAGATATGCCAAAGTTTGATTTTAATAATTCCCGAAAGGCGCGTTTCTTCAGCGACCCAGAGAATACAAGATACTTGCAGAAGTTTATCGACAAGAAGGACATCTTCCATGTAAACTACGGCTGGTATCTCACACAGGGTACTATCGCGCCCGACCTCACGCCTACCAACCATAAGGGCGTGGCTACATTCTCAGTGGAGGCATCCGCTTTGCACGCTGCAACGCTCGCCAACCTCCGTGCTCCGCTCGCAGGTTCGTTCCAGAAGGACAAGGGCGCATTGGCAGTTTATTCTGCCACTATTCCCGACTTCATTACCGACGGCTTCAAGGAAACCGCAGAGGAGCGCAACTACCGCGAGAAGCAGTTTGAGGAGTTTGGTAACGACAGTGACCTCGTAAAGCAGTGGCGCAATGACACCCAGGAGTTGATGGACTCTCTCGACATGACCATGAACTACATGGTGGCAAAGCTGGCTACAACCGGCGAACTTGACTATACAGGCATCGCCCGCGGTATTCAGATTCCGCTTCACAAGGTGCCAATTCCAAAGGAGAATTTCAGAAAGTGCGGCAAGCTCGAATGGGCTAACGTTGACTGCAACATCCTCGAACAGATGCGCAAGATTGAGAGCGAGTGGCGCAAGGAGTTCGGTCAGAACCGCCTTGCCCTCGTATGGCAGATGACCTACGACACCTTCTACAACACCTTCCTTGGCAACAAGCAGATTAAGGAGCTGTACATCAACTGGTGCAAGGCCCACTACGTTGCTTATGTTGAGGACTACGGCGTGAACACAGAGATGTTCCTCAAGGCGTTCGCCGACATCCAGGGTATCTCACGCATCGAGATTATTGACGAGGAGGAGCGCAACCTCAAGTTCGACGGCTCGGTTGTCAAGGTTAAGGGCTGGGATGACAACATCGTTGTTCTCCGTCCTGCCGGTAATGCTTTCGAGTACGAGCGCAAGCAGGTTGCTGACAAGCCGATGTTCGAGAAGTACGGAAACAATATCGTTCAGAAGGTGTTCGCGCAGACAAACAAGGGTCTCGGCCTGCTCTGCAACTCTACAATCGCCAACGGCGACTACATGGAGTGGCATACCGACCTCATGTTTGCCGCAGTACCGGCGATGCTCGACTTCCCGTACCGTTGGATTATCGACATCACCAAGAAGGGCGAAGGCGTAGCTGCCTAAACACAAAAGCTATCCGTCCTCCTGTAGCTGCAATCGGCTGCATTTGGACGGATAGCGTAAACAATCTCTGATTTAACTCGAATCGAATTAGCGCATGAAGAAAGGCAATAATATATATACATTGGAGGATGCTCTGTTCAGCAAGGTGCGTTTCAATATACCCGACGACACAGTGCATACAATCCTCATTGAAAGGGCGTTGGACGGGAGCATGGCGTATGCTGACGCTAACCGTGATGACGTTCGCCTTGCCTATGCCGATATTCTAAAATGGCTTGTTCTCGGCCCGAGCAAGATGAACAACACTTCCGACTCTGATAACGGATGGAGCCATACGGAAGGTGGTTTTGAAATATCCGAGCGTGACCGTGCGGAACTCAAGGCGGAAGCCAACGCAATCTATGCGGAGCTTGAGCCAAGTTCGATGTTAAAGAAGAAGTCGTCGTTCAGAATAACCTCTCATGGCGTGAAGCGTGCCGACATTTCGGCGTTCGGATGCCCACTTCCTCACATTATAAAATAAGGATGTATGAGAAAGGCGAACATCAGGAACCCGAGATACCCTCACACGATAAAAATCGTTAGGGTGCTTGTCGGCAAGGCGGACGAGAACGACCCGTTCGCGGATGACGATGCAAAGGTCGGCGAGGATACGGAGATTGTAATCTACGAAGGCGAGGGCCGCAGCTATACCGATACGACTACCGAGGGCGGTAAGAATGTTGACGAGAACAAGAGGAAGGCATCAATTCCTGTCAGATATGACGAATGGGATGCCGGCAGATGTCCTCTTGATGGCGACATGATTTACGCAACGGTCGGCAACAACACCGAGGTCGGAACGGTGAAGGACTGCGAGCCTGACAATAATAGAACTGTTGTTTATTGGGACTTTACAAGGGTTTAGTGTATGGGAAACTTGGCGGAACAATTTGCCATTAAGGCGAAGAATGTTATAGGAAAGAAAACGACGGAAGCGATACTTGACAAGTTGAACTTGGTCGCCATTGAGATGGTTCAGCGCTATGCTGGCACAAAAAACTACTATGACGTAACTGGTAACTTGTTGAACTCATTCGCTGTAGGCGTATATCATCGTAGTAAACTTGTTAGCATCGCAGACGCAACAAATGTCGGTCTTGAACCGCCAACCCGCAGGTCACTTGCAAAAGGTGAAAAGTACAACTTATCCGCCTACTATACAGGAGAGCCTGTAATACACGTTATGCCAGATGGAAAGACGGTATCAAGACCTTTCACTGGTGAATATGGAGGCGGAGGGAAGGATGGAATTAGTGTTGCACGGCGAAGTCTTAAAGCAAGAAAGCCAAAAGCTACATATGCGTTGATTGCTGTCGTTGCGATGGAATATGCAAAATATGTCCAGAACAAGCGCAACCACGATGTTCTTACTGGACTAACTGATGAAATACCAGGTATATTTGAAGGAACGATAGTAACTATATGATAAGCATAAAGACACTATACTACGATGTCGGCAATGCCGTAAAAGGCATCTGTGACAAGGTTTATCCAAGAAACCGCCCGAAGTCTGTCTGCGACAGGCCCGACAGCTATATCGTTGTGTCTTTCCCGTCGAGCATCTACAACAATGAGATGAACGACGACGGCAGTTTCAACGACTATACGACTACCGCGCAGATAGAGATATATGTCCGTGACAAGACATCCGCCAGGAACCCCAATACGTTGAACGTGTCTGCGGTATCCGAGAAGGTCAGTGCGGTAATGACAAAGTTTCCAATCTCAACAGACAACATCATCGTAACCAAGCCGCGTGTCACTCTGCAAACGGACGACGGCGACGGTTTTTCGGTAACGATAATACAGGGCTCGTTAAGAACCAAATAAACGCAAAAATTAAGGTTTAACTAAAAAAGTTTTGAATTATGGCAATGAAGAAAATCGAAGAGTTGAAGGACCTCTTTGTAGGCCCTAAGACACTTTTGTACGCTAAGGCAATCACAGACCTCAGCAAGGCTACTATCGACATTACAGCAGACCTCGAACTGCCTGTTGAGGTTGACTCACTGAAGGCGACAATGGAAGACCCGACCATCAACCACTACAAGGTTATCGGTCTTGCAGGCGACTGGGCGACAACCTCCGAGCTTGGCGACTTCAACGTTGAGTTCGTTGTTCCGTCAAAGGCAAAGGATCTGCTCGCTGCGATGTTTGGCAACGATGCGGTGAGCGAACTTACAAAGGTCACTTTGAAGACCGGCGACACCGAGCTCGACGCGACAACAGGCTTTACCGGCGTTGCTCTTGAGCTTAAGAAGTTCAAAATTCAGGGCACAATCGCAATCGTTGACGATACCAAGACAAACGTCATGGTCATCACCAACATCGCCCTCTACGCTACCTTGCAGTGGGATGAAACAGGCACAAAGCCTGTTGCGTTCAAGTTCTCGGGGTCTATCGAGGGTGCTGGCAAGAAGAGTATCGCTTGGCTTACAAAGGCGGCAGCTGCTTAAAGCAAAAAGCGGCGTAACGCAATCGAATATGAAGCGGAAAGCGGCGGACTTATCAAGGGCCGCGGTTTTCCGCTTTTGTTTTTACAAGACTTAACATCAAGAAAACAGCATGGAAGAAAAGAAGCTAGAACAACCCAGCGATGAATTGCAGAAGGCTCTTGACAGCGTATTGGAGGCGGAACCCGAAGCGGTTGTCTTTATGGGCAGGAAGCGCAAAATCGGTTGGCTTAAACGAGGTGCGATAAGAAAGTTTTCGCACGTCACTGCGAATGAGGAAGATGAGTGGAAGCGCGGCGTAAAGTTGTGTGCCATCGTTCTTCTTAATAATTTTTGGAAGCTGCGCTTCTTCTACTGGGCTTACTGGCGTTGGTTGTACTATATCAAGGACTTGGATGCTATCGAGGTCTTGAGAGTTGTTGACGCAGCTAAAAAAAAAGTACCATTGGTAGTGTGCTCGCTGACTACCATATTAGCGACAGGGATGACGGATCTGGCGATGACGATGACGAAGAAAGAAGTGAAAGCTATCCGAGCAGGACAAGCTGGGGGGCAGCATTCTCGTTAGCCGAAAAGTTCCCGTTCCTCTTTGCCACGCGCTACGGCATCAAGGCATACGACTACTGGTGGGGCTACACTTCGGTACAGATAGACCTCATGGTTGCAGACCAGCCCATTATTGTGTACAAGAAAGACAAGAAGCGCAACCCCGACGGTAGTGTCAAGCACACCGCAAAGGAGATGGACGACCTTTGGGATAACTGGGTAAAGAAGAAGGAGAAGGAGGGCAGTCTTGTCGGCAAGAAGATAAGTCTTTCCGATTATTTAAACAACAAAATCTAAACGATAAATATTTCAGGATATGGCAGATGGAAACGTTGGAAGTTTATGGATGAGCCTTGGAATAAAGGACGCTGTGTCAAAGGAGCTGAATAGGATAGCAGACAGCATGACCGGTGTAGACGCAAAGACCAAAAAGGCGCAAGAGAGCATGAGGAAGCTTGCGGAGGAGAATCTTGCGGGGAAGAATGTAGCTTTTTTGGACAGGCTAAAGAAAGCTATTGGCGATTCGACCAAAGAAGCCAAGGAACTGCAAGTCGTTTTTGAGGCTATACGTAGCATTCGAGGCGGATTCTCCTCATTGAATTGGAGCGTCGGAGCAAAAAGCCTTAAAGAGTATTCTGGCATCATTATGAAAATAAATGATGCGTTAGACAAACTATATACTCGGGGTCTTACAGCATCTGGTGACAAGATGTGGGGAAGTGCGACAGGAGCCTTAAAGGTTTTAGAAGGTATATCGAAGATAAAAGAAGAAGGAAATTTCTTTTTTGAAAATTTTTTCAAAACCGATAAAGCTAAGGCAGGACTTGAGGATCTTCAACGCGAGATAATTAAGCTTCAAAAAGAGGGCATGGGCTTGCTTAACAAGAGGACTCTTGACACAGAAGGATTGGCATGGGCTGCTGGATTGGACGATAAAATCTATAAACTTCATAGGGCCTATTCTGTACTTCGAGATGATGAGGAGAAGTTGCTCGCAACAACCGAGAAGAAAAAACCTGTGTGGAAGCAAGATGAGGAGCAGGCAAAGAAGAATGCAGAAGCGGTCAATGTGCAGACCAATGCCCTCAAGAAGCAGGAGGAGCAGCTAAAGGCTACCTCTGCGGCGCAGAAGGAGAAGAATGCAACAGAAAACAAGGCTGCGGCTGCGCCAAAGATACAGCCGTTTGTTGAGGACAAGGGGCTTGACAAAATGCTCAACGATGTTACAGCTGCAAGAGAAAAGGACGCCGCAGCGACACAAACGCAAATAGCATATACGAAAATACTGAATGAGGTTCTTGATGCTTTCAAAGGTAAGGCGAGTACGCTTCTTGGCGTTAAGGACGACAGCGGGCGTAAATACGTCGACATCCTGAACGAAGCAAATGCCGCGATTGAGAAAATGAACAAAGCGAGAGCAGCGGCAATGGTGAAAGAAGGAAAAGACTTTAATCCCGCGAACTATCCCGACCCTACCCCACGCATAAAAAAGGCTCTTGAATACCTCTCCCTGTTGCAGAGAATAGACATCGCTCAGAAACATATTTCAGAGGTCAAGGCGGCAAACCCGAACGTTGACACAAAGAATATAAAGGAAGCCGCAAAGCTCGTTGAGAATTTTCGGAACAAGCTGCTGGCGCTTCAAAACGATAAGTATTTAACAGGTGCGGATGACGCCCATATACTCGGTGCGTATAGAAAGACCTTGGCAATGACGCTCAAGGATGTGGATGCAATTATCGGCAAATTACAGAAGCCGAACCCTTTGTCCGACCTCGACGGTAATTTCTCTAAACTGGATGCGCGCATTGACGCTGTGCGTGAAAAACTCGCCAAGCTACGCGACCTTATGAACGAAGGCACGCAAAAGGGATATAATACTTCAATGTTCGGAGAGCGCATTTCTGGACTTGGAGGCGTTGTGGCACGAATGGAAGCAGCAATGTCAAACAAGAACGGAGAACTGGCGAATGTCGACAAGATGAAGCAACTCTTTAGCGATATTTCTGTCGAACTCAACAAGGCTTCAACGGCAATGCAGGCTTATGGTCGCGAAAAGGCAAAGGCGGTGGCGCAGGAGAGAGAGTTTGCCGTAGCTTCAAAGTTAAGTGCCAAAGATAAAGAAGCCGAATTGAAAGCTTTGTCGGACTACACCAAGCGTTACATGACGCTCGTTGAAGAGAAGCGTAAGGTTGCCGAGAAGGCCGGCATATCTCCGTTCTTCAAGAACGACAATGGTCTTAAAAATATCAAGGCAGAGATAGATACATTACTTGAAAGACTTGGGAGGGTCAGAGAGGATATTACCTTGTATCAGCACGCAATTGGAAGCGGTACGAAGGAGGGTATTTCCTTCGGTCAGCAGGGCTTGAAGGAGGCCAACACTGAAGCAGAGAAGCTGATGCGTTCGATTACCAACCTTCAGAACGTTTACGACACTCTCCGTGTGAGTCAGGTAAACGTTAAGGATTTGATAGGTCAGACACCACAGAAGCAGAGACAGGATGATATTCAGAGAAGAATGTCTGATTATTATTCCAAGCTCGAAAAGGACTCTGCTCAGGCTGCGAAAGATGCGGCCAAGGCGGAGCGCGAGAGAGCTTCGGCAGAGAAGCAGAGGCAGAATGAGTTGAGGAACACAGAGCGACGATACGACTCCCTTGGCAATAAGGTTCGTCAGCTGCGTGCCGAGTTCAGTCGTGGTATTTCTCTTGGAGCCAACACAGATAAGTCGTACGAGGAGATACGTCGTCTTCTCAGCATGATGCGTGTATTGCGTGCTCTTCAGGGAAGTCTTTCCTCGACGGATTGGCGGGAGCATATAGGCAGACTCGGTAATTACGGCGCGGGGCATGATGCAACAATCGCCAACCGTGCCCTGCAAGACCAGAGAGCGATTAACGCGGCGCAAGAAAAGACAAACCGCGAGAAAGAAAAGAGTATTGATTTAGAGCGAAAGCACCAGCAGGAGATTGCAAATTCGGCGGCAAAGGTGCGTAGCGACCTTGTTCGCGCTTTTGAGCAGGCGAAAAACTCCGCCGGTGGTCTTAACTCTACAATGCAGGATTTGAAGTCCCTGGTTATGCAGGGAGGACTTGTTTATGGTATGCAGCAGTTTGCCATGAGTGTGATAAAGACTGGTGGCGAGCTTGAAAAGCAACATATCGCATTACAGAGTATCTTGGGTGATGTACAGAACGCCAACACCATGTTCTCACAAGTTAAACAGCTTGCATTACAGTCGCCGTTTACTTTCTCTGAATTAAACCGAGATGTAAAACAGTTGGCGGCTTACGGAGTAGAGTACGACCAGTTGTATGACACCACAAAGCGACTCGCAGATATGGCATCGGGTCTTGGAGTCAGCTTCGAGCGAATAGCTTTGGCGTTCGGACAGGTACGCTCTCGCGGTTGGCTTGATGGCAAGGAGCTGCGCCAGATTTCCTACGCAGGTATTCCGTTGTTACAGAAACTTTCCGAATACTATTCAAAGCGTGAAGGCCGCAAGGTGTCTACAAGCGAAGTAAAAACCCGCATATCGGGACGCGGCGTTGATTTCGAGGACGTAAAGAACGTCTTTTGGGAAATGACCGATGCGGGAGGTCAGTTCTACAACATGCAGCTTGTGCTTTCAGAAACGCTTCTTGGTAGATTCAATAAACTCAAAGATGCGTGGGAAATTATGCTTTCAGAGTTTGCAAGCGATAGCAACATCGTTGGAAGCAATCTAAAGCATATACTCGACCTTGTTACAAATCTTGTACAGGCGTTGCACACGATGGCACCTGTTGTTGTCGCGGCATTTAGCGGTTTTGCATTGAAAAGACTGCAAACCTCGCTTGGCGGTGGCATCGGTGCTGCGTTATTGTCTGGCAAAGCAAGTATGGCTTCTGATATCCAAAAGAAGGTGTTACTCGGAGAGAAAACAACAGCACAAGAACTCCGTCTGCTTGCTACAAAGAAGCTTATCACATCAGAGGATATAAAAGCACTTTCTTTAGCGAAAGCGATTAAAAAGGTCGACCTCGAAAGAATGTATATAAATGGGCAGATAAGCAGATCTATATACAAAGACGGCATGACAGATTTTGCGGGTACTGGAACCTTTGGTTCGCGCCGCAAGCTCGTAGAGGCGAGACAGAATGGTGGATGGTGGAATAAAGCGAAAGCCGCTTTTATTGGATTGCAATTAAGAACGAACGCTTACTTTACAAATCTAAAAATACAATTCGCCACTACAGGTGGTTTTTGGAGAACGTTCGCACTTAAAGGAATGTCTGCATTCGCAATACTCACAGCTGGCGCAAGGACTATGGGAGCGACATTGCTCGCTGCCGTCGGCGGATTGCCTGGCCTGATTATTACTGGCGTTACGATGGGTATATCTTATATGTACACAAAGAGTGCTGATTTAACGAATAGGATTAATCAAACAGCGAACGAAATTGAAGACCGCATAAAACAGCTAAACGACTTTTTGCGCGAAAATGACACCGCAAAGGTATTATCCGGAGGGGATATAAAGGAGGTTGATAACCTAATTGACGCATACAAAGAAAAGCTAAAACAACTTGAGCCTTACAATTACAACAATCTTGTAATGAAGGCTGACGAGAAGCAAAGCCATGAGGAGCGTCTGAAATATCTTGATGAGGAATTAAAGAGGTTGCGTGATGCAGAGATGATTGCTAAGTCCAAAATGGGAAATCGCGATAATTATTCGGACTTTAGCGGGGCGATAACACGGTCAAACAGAAACTATGAAAGACTGGAAAAGACAACCGCCCAAAATATGAGTGACAAGGGCATGGACTTTGCATCTGCGAGAAGCGCGGCATGGAAAGGTTTACAGCCTTATCAGAAGGGCGACATGGTAAATCCGATAAAAAAGGTTATACTTAAACAATTCGGAGATATTTCTAAAGACGAAACTATGCGCCTTGCTGCGATGCAAGCCATGAGCAACATTTTTGCTTCCATGGAAATACCAGAGAGTAGAGCCAACATGATAAGAGCATCGGTCTTACAAGCATTTGGCATTGGAGATAAAGACTCATGGTTACAGGAAGAGGCTAAAAACAAACTTAGCGATTTGCTTGACAGTATTGCTCCGACTATTGCAACAAAAATACGCTCGGGGCAAACTCTCAACGAAGCCGAAAAGGCGAAAGTTGAAGAGTTGATGCAAGATGCAAAAAGAGGGCTTACGGGGCAATACCCGGAATTTGAAAAGGCTTTACAGGCACTGCTTGATGCGTCCAACTTCGAGGCTGTTATAAATCTTGTTTTTAAAGATAGTAAGTTTAATGATGTTCAAAATGAGCTTCTTGGCAATCTTCCAAAAATGCCACTTGGCGTTGGTGACCCAGAAACACAAGCGAAGAAGCAGAAATTTGCGCAATCTTGGGGAAAGGAGGGGTCGTGGACTAAAGCAAGAGAAGCCGCTAACGCTGATGTAGCTGCGAAAAAGAAGGAATACGAAGCTGCAAAAAAAGCAAAATCAAAACGGCAGGATGAATTAAAAAAGGAGTGGCAGCTGGCAGAACAGACCGCAAAGGAATTAAATCTGTTCGACGCAAAGAAAGATAAGAACAAAGGCCCGAAGAAAGACTCCGCTCTTGAGTCGCTTCGTCAGCAGTTTGAAGATTTCAAGGCCGCTCGCCAGTGGTACCAGAAATACATTGGCATAGGAAACACGCAGAGCGAGGCTATAGGAAAGGTTAAGAGCCTATTCCCCAACCTCGACTGGAAGAAGATAGACCTTTCCAAGTATATGGAGAGTCTTGAGGCAATGATGCCTGGCCGCGGCTTCTGGAATACCACCGACCGCAAGAAGTTTCATACGCAAGTCAACCGCGAAAAGGCAGAGTGGCAGTACTCTGAAATCGACAAGGTGGAATGGGAGCGTGTATCTTCAAACTTCAAGGAGGCACTGGAGAAAGGCGTGAAGCAGGCGAACTTGCAGAAGGAACTGTACGAGAAGACCGGCAGTCTGGATTTCGCCAAGCTCGCCTTTCAGGACGGCGCGGTGTGGGATAAGCAGACAAGAAAGATGGCGGAGGACTTCAAGAAGAACTTCGGGCACGATGTCAACCTCGGAATGACCGAAGCCGACGCAAAGGTTCTGTATAAGGACACGCCTCTCGCTCTTGAGGCTTGGCAGAAGATAACGACCTTGGTAAAGGACAATTATGTCAAGAGCTTGCAGCAGGCTGCGGACATCATCGCACAGACAGCAAGCACGCAGGAGAAGATAGCCGCCATCTACGCCAAGTATGAAACGCCTATTGCACAAGCGGAAGAAGCGGGAAACTATGGTCTTGCTTCTCGTTACACGCGCCAACGGGACAAGGAAGTGAACTCTGCTAAGACGGAAGCCTTCAACAAGAGTAGTGACTATATCACGTTCTTCGGAGCGGTGTCGCAGCTCGGCATGGACAGGGCATCCGAAATTGCTTCGCAGATACGCGAGAACATTAACCAGGCACTTGCTGACGGAACCATTGACGCTCGCGAGTACGGCAAGCAGATACAGCAGCTTGACGAGCAGTTGAACAAACTCTCAAGTGGCAAGAAAAACTTCTTTAATTCTGGTCTTAGTGGTGTCGCCGAACAGAGAGTAAAGAACGCCAACGAGAAAATTACAGCTGGAGCGGCATTGAAGCAGGAGGGCGAGAGAATGCAGCAGGAGGCTAACACGGAGCTAATAGAAGCGTTCTCAAACTTGGATTTTGATGCTGTCGATGAAATCGTTGCTAAAATGCTTGAGGGGCATGAAAAGGAAGAAAAGGGTGACGCGAAACTCAAACAGGGTCAAAAAGAGGCTAAGGCCGCCAATGAGTTCAAGGAATCTATGGCGAATGTCAGTGCCGCAGCAAGTAAAATCAATGAAAACATCCAAAGCATTGTCGCCACGTTCAATGATATGAAGGACACAGCGAGTGCTCTTGGCGTTGATACAGAAAACGACGGATGGCAAGATGCAACGGCATTCTTTAATTCCCTCGGCGGTGTTTCAAGTTCCATTTCAAATATGGTCACAAGTGCCATGTCTGGCAATGTCGGTGGTGTTCTTCAAGGAGTTGTTGGCATCTTCACCTCTCCATTTAAGGCATTTGCTGCGGCGCACGATGCAAAGTTAGAACGCCAAATCAAACTCGCAGAGCGAAATATAACGGAACTTGAGCGCTTGCGCAACGATGTAAAGACAGCGATTGAAAATACCCTTGGCGGTGTCTATTCCTACAAAATGGATGCGGATACACGTAAAAGATTGGGCAACGTTACTAATTCTTACGAAAAAGCAGCAAGAGGAGAAAGTAAAAAGAGCCAATATTCCTCTGATACGTACACTACTGCTAAAAAATCCCTATCCGACCCAGGCAATGCTTACCTCGCTGAGCAGGCTTCCCTCATGGCACAGAAGGATGAAATGCAGAGGCAGTTAAACGCTGAGGAGGGCAAGAAGAAGAAGGACAAGGATAAGATTGCCGACTACAAACAGCAAATCAAGGAGATGGAAACGACCATTAACAATTTTGCAAAAGACTTTCTCAAGGACATCTATGGCGTAGATATGAAGGCGTGGGCAAGCCAATTAACCGACGCAGTTGTAAGCGCATGGTCAAAAGGTGAGGACGCTATTGATGCCTACAAGAAGAAGGCAAAAGAAATGGTAAAAGACCTTACCAAAAACATCGTCTCTCAGAAGGTAATGGAGGTTGCTCTACAGGGGCCGCTTGACAATCTGACGGAAATAATCAAGCAGAAAGGAAAGCTTGAACCAGAAGATGTCGTTAAGGTTGCGGATGATTTGTATAACGGCACCAACAATGCAGCCGAGAATATCACAGCAATCCTCGAACGCTTGAAGAATATGGGACTCGACTTGTCGGAAAATGGCGATGGAAGTGTGACCAACGGCATCAAGAATATCACTGAGGAAACTGCGGATATTCTCGCAAGTTACGTCAATGCCATCCGTCTTGACGTGAGTGTTAATCGTGCGCAGGTCAAGGACATCGGAGAACTATTGAAGATGCGTCTTCCCGAAATGGGTCAGATACAGAAAGCGCAGCTCGGGCAGCTCACGCAGATTGTCATGCTTGCGGAAGCTCGTAACGAGAAGCTCGATCGGATGATGGATTGGATGAACTCGGTATCTACAAGTGGCAGAAAAAAGCTCTATATTAGCTGATAAAGTGTATATTTATTGTTAAAATTGCGGATAGTTATGTATTAATTTGTATAATTATCCGCTTTTTATTATTTTTGAAGAAAAATAGGTATATTTATGCAACACTACAATGTCTTTATACAAAAAGAGCAGACTGGAGCGGTGGTAAAAGAAACCGTAGCTGACTTTGATGTGTGGTGCGCCTCCATACCGTTCGACATCGGCATGGAGGTCAAGGAGCCAGTGGTAAGGGATTGGAAGGATGAAAACGGAGAAGACGCATACCTCGGTGACAGCCTTAAATTCGCAGCATACGACATGACCGTAAAATGGTGCTGCAAGGGTGACAAGTTTTCAGCTAACGCAGTAATAAGAAAATTTCTGAACTACCTCAGCGGACGCGACGGAAGCGGTATGAAGATGAAGATGTACTGCGACTGGACTAAGGTAGGAAGAAGACACATCCGCCTCAAGAAGGTATCCGACGACGCAGACCTGCACCGCGACGACGAGGGAGATGTGGTAACGTTCTCTACGGTGTTGAGAGTTGAAGACCCCGTAACGGAAGTGACATTAAGCAAATAGAGATATGGGATGGAAACTTTATCATAAGAATGGTGCACCGCTGCGTGACACCAACGGCAAGGAAAGTTCCGTTCATTCGCTAAAATACGACGGCGAGTGGATGGGCGAATGCTCGGTATCTGTATCTATAGAGAATGAGGCTCCAATAGACTTTGAAATTGGTGATTATCTAATATATCGAAATGAACGTTTTGAATTAAACTACGACCCAGGCAAGGCGAAACAAGGCCGTAAAAATACACTCGGCAATTCGTTCAAGTACCAAGATGTAAAATTCAATTCTTTATCTGACGAACTGACAAGAGCAGAATTTTTAGATGTAGTCTTAAACGATAACGAGCTACATTATACCGCCCTGCCCGTCTTCCAATTCTACGTGGAGTCGTTGGATGACTTACTCGACCGTTTGCAGGCATGTATGAATGAACAAGTTGGCGAAAACAAATGGCTATTCTACTCGCGCAACTGGAACAGAAGCAATGCGAGAGGATGCAACGCAGCAAGATGGGAGGAGATATATGGAGGTGATACGTCAAATCCCGACAACACGGGAGTCTCTGATACCAAAATAACATCAACATCCATTAGTATCGACAAGCAGACGGTGTGGAAAGGCCTTGCGTTGGTAAATTCCCAGTTCGATGTAAACTTCATAACGCGCAACAGAGAAGTGTTTGTTGGTACGTCAGGACTGCCAACACGTAACGTTTTCAAGTACGGAAAGGGCAACGGCTTGTACGAGGTAAATCAAGATGCTGAGGCAGACCAACAAATAGTTACACGTATGAGAGCATACGGTTCTGACAAAAATATTCCTGACAGATACTATGCAACACTAAATATGGAGGTTTGGTCTAAGCCTTCTCGCGTCATACAAAACGAAGTTTATGGTGAAATTTGCAATATAGAATTTTATATCGACGACATACCCATCGAGCGTGCTTCCGTATATTTTACGTATCGAATTGGCGGTGGCCCAGGATACGATACATACTCTGTGAATATCCATGATGGTGGAATGGTTGTTGAAGCCAAGGTCAATGTTGGCGTAGAGCCTTATTACCATAATCACATTAGTTTACAGATATTAGGCGGAAAAGGATATGATATTACAATAGAAGAAGCTAAAGCGTGCTTTGCTGCGATACAAGAAGCAGGTAGGGTGCATTTCGTCAGCGGTGTCAACAAAGAAGCCTTTCCTTCTAATAGGAGGGATTATGCAGCTGGCGCGCATCTGCCAAACAATATGGCGTGCTTTAACCTAATGCTACCTGGTTTTCCTTCTATATCCTTACAAGACTGGTGGAATAACCACCCCGAGAAGCATAAAGAATTAAACCCAACAGGTGCAAAATTGCGCTTTTCTAAGCGTGCAGACCGTCCGTGGATAGAGTCGCCTGCGGCAGACGTTATCGGTGTGCGTCCCGGTAGCGTGTTTTTTGACACCGAAGATGTAAAGGAAAAGACCGTTGAGATATATCCCACTATCAAGGAAATGGAAGTAGACGGTGTGCGTATTGACGAAATTGCAGTTGGTTCAAACATCGAAGATAATGGTGTATTCAAAGAAGGCGCAACAGTTCCTGGGTTTAAACTCACTCTAAAAAAAGAATTAAACTTTGACATTAACGCTCTGAAACAAAGTGACTTCTCCGTTACTATGGTCGACGGAATGTGTGCAGGACGTAAATTCAAGGTGAGTGGCAGTACAAAAGAAAGCGGGCAGTGGGTTTTGACATTGCAGCGCGTGGAGGATATTGGGCTATACTTTCCGTACAAGGACTTTCAGATTAACGCTGGAGACCATTTTGTATTATCCGGAATAACCCTCCCGACACAATACGTGGATGCTGCATCTGAGAAATTACTACGCTACGCCATCGCTTGGCTTATAGAAAACGACCACACCAAGCATACATATGCTCCGAAAATAGATGAAATTTACATGGCCCGCCAACACGACGAGGCTATGGAGGATACCACTGGTACTACAAAGAGTCTACATGATACTATTAAAGAAGGGGATATATTTCAGTTTAGCGACGAGGATTTTGGTATCAGTGCAGACGTTGTAATTGATAGTCTCTCCATAACAGAGAAAGAAGGGGCGATACCAACCTACGAAGTATCATTGCGCGATAACAAAGAGGTTAGTACACTACAAAAAATACAAGACAAGATAACGGCAATAAGTAATAGCACAGGAGATTTTACGCCCGCACAAGTTAAGGAATATATCCAAAGCGAAGGTTCAAAGTATTTTCTGTCGAAGGTCAAGACAGATGTAGCAGAAAAACTTATCCGCTTTTGGGAAGGTATCGCATTCGGCGAACAGAGCGACAATAACCCTCTCGGCATCTCCTCTGACGGCATCGCCACACTCAAAGAGATTGTGTCGGCTGCGTTCCGTTCGGGTGCGCTCGGCTCTGGCTTCAAACTTGGTGATTACAACGGAAGTGGTGACAGTTACTTGGAGGTAGACCGCCTGCTTGTGCGCAAGGCTGCGGAGTTCGTAAGGCTCGTAATCCGAGAGCTTCAAAGCGTAGGTGGTGAGATTG